CCTTCTGGTTACTTAACGAATCAAACAAAGCCTTTAGCTCAGGGTCTGCGTTAACCTTACTAACAATAGAAGTATCTGAAATCCTATCAATACCCACAACACCCTTAGGGGTTACCTTTAATCCCTTGAAACCCTGAACAATGCCCTTAGGGTCTAAGCTGTTGGTTAATTGAATGAGCTTATCACCCAACCCTACAAGAGCTTTGTATCGTGGACTCTGAAGTCTAATGTTATCCTTAGCAGCCTTAAGCTGTGGCTCAGCCATGTAACCTTCTGCTCCGAAGAACATGTGACCAAAGCCCCTAAGCAATGCTCTTTCCTGTGTAGTATTACTACCGGGTTTAATTACATACTTAACACCAGAGCCAATGATATTACGCATCATGTGGTTAGTCTGGAAGCTATTGTTCTGAATAACATTAAACCTATGAGTTCCCGACTGATTGTTGAAGGTATGATAAAAAGGTTTACCTGAATATTGACCTAGCATCCCAGCAACTTCCATGTGCTTTGCTACAAAACTAAAGTAAGCTGGTCGTAGTTCGCTCCCTGCTACAGGTATAATAGGTTTACCCTGCTCATCTTGCTTTACTAAATACTCTGGGTTGTGCTCTGGTATAAGTGCATACTGGGCAGCTGGAGTATATTTAGCTCTAACCTTTTCGACAGCTTCCTTTTGTTGAAGTAAGACTTCCCTCCTGTACATTAAATCTTTAGCGTTCGTAGGTCTAAGGGCTAACTTATTAGCTATGTCTTCTAGCTCTAGGTTAATAGCTTCAAGCTTAGCTGCCTGCTTTTGACCAATCTGCATAACCTTATTGATACGCTCACTACCTTGCTCTACTAAGTTGTGAGTAAAGTTTTCTGAAGTTGGCCCAAAGATAACCGGGTTAGTAGCTACAGCTGCAGATTGTAATGCTGCAAAAAGAACACCTCTTCTGCTATCAATAACACTCATAACCTGAGAAGAGTTATGAATGGCTTCTTCTACTTCCTCGGGTACGGGGTTAGGGTTAGCTCCAGATCTAGTAGGAAGTAAGCTACTCTCGTACTGGTATCTGCCCTCAGTTGGTGGTACATATAAGAACTGCTTGTTAAAGTTTGGTACAGATACATTACCAGCTTCTTGCCTTAGAACCTGCTCACCAAATGGTGTCAACACGTACTGAGACTCACCGCCCTCAGGCCCCATGTTAACCTTATTAACCATGCGTGGGTTAACTGCTTGGTAGTAAGCCATCAAAGACTTACCGATTAACTCAAAGGCTTCAGGGGTAAGGTTACGGAAGTCCTGCACATACTCATCAGTATCTGTGCCTTCCATGTCTGCTATAACTCTACGAAGTTGTTGGAAACTATCACGACCAAGACGAGACATACTAACATCTGCTTCATCTACTACCGCAGGGTCAAAGGTATCCTCTTCTTTAGTCGCTATCTTTTCTCTAGCAGCAGCTTGGTTTAGCATAAAATCTTCAACCGCCATAGAGATTACAGGGTTAAACTTTTTATTGATACCAGCTACCTGCTCACTACCTTCAACTGACCTACGATTAGTCAATCCACCCAAAGCTTTCTTAGAAGTAAAGATATTCTGAGGTGTTAAGATTAAAGAACTTTTGTCCTTTCTCATCATCATAGGTTTATCTTTAGAGCTCTCTAGCTTAGCCTTATCCTTAGCTTCAATAGTCTCTTCAAACTTATCGGTACCTACATCCACGTCAGCTGCTACATTGTCAAACGAATCCAACCTAAGGTTCACTACATCATAAGCCAATGGGGTGTTCACTGTAGCTGCCAACCTAGTACCAGTGTAAGGTCCTAGTTGAGTAACTATGTTATCTAAGTTTGTAGATAAACCGTTAGCTCTAAGGAGGCTAGGGACCTTTTCAGATTCCCTTTGAGCTTGTTGCTCAGGACTTAGTTCTTCTACAGGAGCTCCTGCAGTTTCTATAGTTTCCTTAAGAGCATCAGCTGTGCCTACCGAAGTAGCACCCTGTTCATGGGCAGTCTCTGTCGCAGCAATTGTAGCATCAAGCCTATCTTTAGCTGATAAGCCTAAAGAGTCTACTGGGTTTTTTAATAAACCTACAGACTCAAGCTCTGCCTCTGTAGCTGTACTAATAAGTGGGGCATCCCGCCCCTTTTCTTCATCCTTGGGAATGGCAGGAGCATCTTGCTCTAAGTTTTGTATCAAGTCGTATTGCTTAGCTTTTACGTCTTGCGGTGTTTCAAAGACTTGACCTACTACTCTTGGGCCTTTAGCCATTAGTTATCTCCTGTTATCCATTGGGCTTGTACCATACTATCGTAGATACGATGTTTGAATGGTGATCCTAAAGGGAGAAGACTCGCACCTGATTTAACAGTAGCTCTTGAGTCACCTTCTATAAGACCATGCCCTAGTTTATAAACGTTTTCAAAGATAGCAGAAGAAGGTGCTTCACCAGTACCGAAGTTCCAGATAGCTTCACCCATAGTTCTACTTCTATCTTCATACAAAGGGAACAGCATGTTGTTGCTAAGAACCCTTTCAGTTGTACCTAGTAACCCTGAACTATACAGGGCTCTGAGGTACTTTTCGTTATCTTCTAAGTAAGGTGAAGACTCACCAAACTTAATAAGGTCCTTCAAGTGTTGAGCAGCATAACCAAGTAACAGCATAGACATTAAAGTTGCAAACGTAGAGTACTTAAACCCTGGAGTTGCACTCTTAACTAGGTCATACAGTCTTGGTATGTGATGCGCTGTGAACTTAGATATAAAACCTTGGAACTGCGTAAACATAGCGTAGTGAGGATCACTGTAGAACAAAGGTCTGCCCATAGCATCTGGTAAAGGTACAGCTTCATTGATAAAGTTAAACAAACCGTTATCAAACTGTGCTTCCCAATCTGCTTGTAACTTAGGGCTAGGGTTACCTTCAGCTGCTAGTAACTCCTCAGACAACTCTAACATCCTGTCAGGTGGTACACCCATCTTCTCGAGGAACCTTCGGGCTTCTCGAGTTTCGTTAGTGTCAGCTGTACCTTCGTTCTTCTGCTGGTGTAGTATGTCTAAGTTTCTGATTAAGAAGTCATTAAAGAAAGAAGCTCGGACAGTACGTGTTGCATTAGTAACAGCATTCAAACCAATCACCTTAAAGAATGCATCCATAAGGTTCTTAGTGAACTTGTTAAATTCTGTAACACCTGTTAGCTGAGCCTGACCTGTCCTAGCGTCACCGTAACCTACCCTTCTATTCAAACCTGCAGGGTCATTGTACTCAACAAACCGTACATCTGTGTCCTTTTTATTTCTACTTTTAATCTTAGTCTCAAAGCTACTACGCTGTGGGGCAATGCCCGTAAGCCTACCAACCTCTGCAAAGTACTCAAAGATCTCACGCCCTAAGATCATACCTAAGCTACCTACGTTCTTGTTAAGTGTTTTTACATCAACACCTACAGGTGTCAAAGCAAACTCAACAATAGACATAGGGGCTGCAAGGCCAAGCATAGTGAGTACACCAGTAAGCGTCAATGCTTTCTGAGTACCCCTAAGTACGTCACTCTCAATACGTTTGTAGTTACCAGAGTCAGCGTTAATAAGATCTCGAGTAAGCCTTGCTATGTCATTGACATCAGCGTTAGCAACTTCTGCATCAGCAGACTCTTCCTCAAGCCCTTCGGTAAACTCTCGTTGTATCTTATCAAACATACTGGTAAGTAGTGAACTATTAGGTCCAACAAACTTAGTCATAGTAGTGTATCGAGCTGCAGACTTCATAGAGTTTTCTAAGTTATCAAAGAGATTATTCTCAAAGAACTCAGAAAAAGCGTTGTTATCTGCAATATCTAACGATCTACGCTTGTGTGTCTTAGGGTTTATACCACCTTTAGTTAAGTCGAATGCATCGTCTAGTGTGTTAATCTCAGGGTTATCCAAGATAGCATTAGTAACAGCATTAGCTTCTTCAACATTCAGTCCTTTCTCTGACATAAGAAGGTTAATAAACTTTTCTTTGTTAGCAGAAATAGCTGACTTTAAAAAGCTTTTACTTCTAAAGATGTGATCCTGAAGGTCCCCAATAGGGGGTATGTTAGCCCGTGCCTGCGCAAGAGTAACGCTTTCATACATCTTACGGTCTACTTGATACAGTCTATCAATAAGGTCCTTAAGAGCTGCAGAGTTTTCTTGAAACTCAGGCTTAGATAGGTTGTCCCAATCAATCATAGCAACAACAGAGTCACCAGTTATCCATGTCTGGTTGTTATCTTGCTTCTCTGTTACAGGTTTAATGTGTACATTATAAAAATCATACACAAGAGCAGACAGTGCCTCACGCTTAGCACCAGATCTTCTACCGTCTAGTTTAAAAGCAGAATACAAAGCTCTAACTTCAGGTATTACTCGTTCAAAGGATTCAAAGTTAAGCATCTTATCTGAGTGAAAGTCAATACCAGCATGTACTTTGGTAGCCTTACCACCAAGCATATCGTATAAACGTCTCAGAGTCTTGCTCTTTTGCAGTCTCTCGATAGTAAAGACAGTATCCCTAGCATCCCTAAGGGTAAACGCAGGGTCCATTAGACCGTCCTTAAGGGACTCTGTGGAGGGCTTAGCATCATAGTCTGTTTGACCAGCATCAGCTCTATCGGAGAACTTTACGTCCTCGACTGCCTCTGCATCTACGTCAGCTTGTTTCATCTGATCGTACTCATCTATGTCGCCTTTAGGTTTCTTAGGCTTAGGGCTACTCTTAGCTCTAGTAGTATCAGCCCACTCTTCTTCAATAATCTCACTAAGATCAGCTACACGCCCTGTATCGGGGTCCTTAGCTTCTGAACGGAATGTATCAGCAGCGTCATCAAACCTGCCATCATACTCAGACATAGCAACAGTTGCATCTCGCCACTGACCTGCTTCCCAAACACCACCGGGTAAAGAAAAACCTGCACCCATAAGTCCACCAGCTATAACAGCATTGGTCATTCGGTGTTGTAGTTCGTCAAAGTCCCAAGTTTTCTCAGAGCCTATGACTGCAGCAGTGTACATTGTGAGTTCCTGAAGCATCTCTGTGCTTCCCTCGAATGCTGCACCCTGTGCCAATCGCTTAGATAAGTCTTTTAAGACAGCACCTTTGGTTAGTTGTAACTTTGTAAACTTAGCTACGTCATCTGCATAAGAAACAATCTGTCTCTTAGTCATTTTCTGTAGTGCAAGTGCAGCTTGTTCTCTAGTAAGGCCTACTCGCAATGCATTACCAACTTTATCAGAAGGTAACATCGACACTGCTCTTGCTCTTGAAGGTCCTGTAGATTGCATAACCAACTTGATAGCTGATTCTTTACCCTCTTTAGTAAGAAACTGAGAAGGTTTAATAAGACCTGCAGCACCCTTGACACCAAAGACATCTAGTGCAGCAGCTATACCACCGCCTACAATAGCAACACCATAGTTCTTTTGGTCTTGCTCTCCGGGCATTTCATCCAGAATCATACCTGAATACATAGCTACTGGAACACTAAGGCTACCTCCGAATGTAAAAGGAGCAGCCACAATAGAAGCGATAGTCACCCCCATAAAAGGCATAGAGGTTGCAAGGTTAGCACCCACAAACTCACCAATCTCCCCAAGGTCTGTCCAGTTTACATCACGGTAGTCTAAACGTACTTTAGGTTTGTCAGATAGTTGCTGTCTTGAGTAGTCAATACTGCCCAGAAGTGATGCCTCAGCCTCTTCAAAGCCTGTTACGTCAGCAGCCATTACACCTACTTGCTTAAATGCATTACCAACCATGGTAAGTGCAGAGTCCCAAGACTGGGAGAAGGGGTGTATAGCTCTGTTCTCGTATGTAGCATTGTTGTTACGAATAACTACATCAGTGTAGAAGTCAGGCATGAGTGAGTACTCTGCTTCATTCAAGGCTCTCTTCTTAGCTATGATTTCTCCACCAGTACTCTCAAGGCTAGCAGCCTTAATAATCTGAGAAGCAATCTCTATGTCACTCTTCTTTCTGTACGGATCAGCAATAGACCGATCAGCTACTCCATGTAAGTATCGTGAGTAGTCATCATCGCTCATAGTCTTAGTAGTTCTACCAATAAGGGTAGGCTTAGCAATACCTGAGGATATCAAAAGATTCTGGAAAGAGTTACCCTCCTCGTCTACTAGGTCACCAACCTTACGGCCATACCCAGCATCTTCATCTTTTACTTTTACTTTAGTGTAGCCGTAACGGTTAGCTAACGAAGCAATGTACTGCTTAGCTACCTGACCACCAGACTCACCCATGATGTAGCCCTTATCCTTAAGGACCTTTTCAACTTCCTCGATGTCTATCCCTTCAAACCTAACAGACTCGCTAGTTTCTTTATTACGGAAAGTATCACCATCAATAAACTTATATCCTGAGTCACCGATGTCATAGTCGGCTTCGGAGGGTGCAGCCTCAGGAACTGCTCTCCTCTTTTCTGCGTAACTTGAGACAGCATCAGAGACTCTCTTCATGCGCTTATGCACACCAGAGCCAGTTACCTCTGAGTTACGGTAGTCATTGTTATCAAGGAACTCCTGAGATGCCTGAGCGTAGTTACCTTGATTAAGTAGTTTTAGAAACGTAGGTGAATGTCCAAGGTCTCCTCGGTACTCAGCTTGTATAAGCTCAGCCTGAAGGTCCTCAGGGTATTCATCTAAGTTTGGGATTCTTGTTCTGGCTCTATCAACGTGGTGTGTAAATGCAGCTTCAAAACCTGCTTCAATCCACTGACCAGTTTGGCCTACACCTTGAGTAGTAATACCCTTAGTGTCGGTATAAGGGGTAGCAACGTACCCCTCTTCCTCTACGACTCTCTTCTCAGCATAAGTAAGTGGGCGACCAATGTTACCCTCTACCTGTGCTATAGCGTCAGAGCCATAGTAGACTTCCTTGTCCACCGTACTATCAACTGTAGGATTAGAGTCGGTACTTGCGCTCTTTAGCAAACCTACCTCTTGTAATTCTTCATCTGTAGCTTTAATCTTGTCGCTCATTCCGACTTTCTCCTATGATTAATATAATTACTTCATTTTATTTATTACGTCTTGCATGCTTCCTGCAAAGTACTTAGAGCTTGTAGCGGATTTATTTCTATCCATAGACATAACCCAAAGTAAAGCGGGGGATGCCCCCTGTCCTTTCTTATCAGCAGAGTCTTCTGATTCAGATTCCCAAAAGGTTTTAAACTCAGGTCCCATTTCTTCAGATTGCTTGTTGTAAAGTCTTTCTAAGTTACTCCACATAGCTACTTTGGGTACTGCTTTATTAGCACCTATTTCTTTACCAAAAGCACTAGCTAAATACTTAACTTTAGCTGTAGCTTTAGACCAAGCTTCGCCACCAATAGCATCTTCAGAGTCATCTCCTACAACCTTAAAGAAAGAAGGGCTGATTGAATACTCAGTCTCAACCTTAAGTCTTTCTTTTTCCATAAAGGCTGCAAGGTTTTTAGAATTACCTTCCATACCCCTAGCCACAGACTGAATGTATTTTTGAACTGCATTAGTAGAAACCTCTTGCAGGTTAAAGTCACTAAAGTCAGTGCCTGCTGGGTAAAAGGATTTAAATGCTCTAGCAGCTCCATTTCTTACAGTGCCGTTTATAGCGGAGTTAAGTCTAGTAGTTAGTGCTTCAGCTTCCTCAGTCTCAAGTCCTTGTTCGCTAACATAAGTAGCAATAGAACCTTCAACATCAAGATCTATGTTAGCTCTTATACCAGAAATAATATCGTTACCAGTTAAACCAACCCCTACACTAAACCGCTTACCACCTTGAGCTGCTCTTACATTAGCAACAGGGAGTACAGGGTATACACCACTTGCATCTGGCTCTATACCTAAGGACTCGTAGAAGCTAGCGTCATCAAGACGAACCATTGTACCGTCAGCAGAGAAAGCACCTGTAAGGTTTGTCTCTGTTTCTTTGTCGTAAATAGTTGCTACCTTAGAAGGGTCAATAGCTTTAGCTTTCTTCTCTGCTTTAAGAGTAGCTAAGCCTTCCTTACCATATATCTTCTCAAGCTCAAACTCTTGCTTTCTTTCAGCAGCTTGTACTTTCCACTCATTCTCTAGTACTTGACCAGCAAAGGTAACACCATCGTAGCCTAAGGCTCTAGAACCCACATAAGCGAATAGTGTCTTACGGAAAGCTGGGTCTTCCATACCTTCCTTAAACATATCCTTCATGCCACCCCAAAGTTTCTTAAGGAATCCTTCCTTCTCTTCTGGAGGTGCATCCTTCTTAGGAGCAGTACCTGCACCCTTAACTAGAGCATCCGCATCAGTTTTAACTGGATCTGTAATAGTAGTCTCAGCTTCTTCAGCGTCTTGCTGTGTAAGGTTACTGCCACCTGTAACATCTGGTTGCGTAGTTGTAACAGCTGGTTGAGTAGGTGTTAAGTCTACTGCAGGTTCAACCACAGGGATATTAGATCCTTCTGGTTCAGGTATGTCTGGGAATAAAGCCTCTCCTGCTTCACTTCCTGCGTAAAGACCTGCACCTGTAGCCCCTGTTTTTATAGGGGAAACTGTAAACACTTCTTTAGTAGTTTTTACCGGATCATAAACCCCCGGCTGGCCCTCTCTTTGTACCTTGGTAGTGGTACTTTTACCCGGAACTGTTTTAGTGTTACCAAAGAAATCTCTAAACCTTTTAGGTAATTTACCTCTAGTAAAGTTACTTAGTTTACCAACAACCTTAGCTGCCCCACTAGTTACAGCGCTTCCTATTCTTGCAGCGGGGTATAAGGATACACCAGCAGCTGCAGCTTCTACAGGATTATCTTTAACCCAGTTAGCAAACTCATAAGTTTTATCAAGTGTTTCTTGGCTAGAGACATCTTCTTCAAACCCAGAAGGTAAGTATGAAGGCCTTGGGGCTCTCATGTTATCAAAGAACGAGGGCTCTCTCTCAACTTCCTGTGATCCTTCAGAACCCACTGTCTGACTAAGTTTAGCTGGGCCTTGAGGCATAGAGTCTAAAAAGTTAGGATCAGTAACTTGAGGGATATTACCACCAAGCTGAGGTACTTGCTCTATGCCCCTAGTAGGTTCAGGTGCTTCAGGTGCTTCAGGTAAACCTTGAGCAGATTCTCCTAACACTACCTGTTCAGGTGGACGTAGGACAAAGTTATCAGAGTTTGGAAGAGGAGCAGCTGTAGGCATTGTAGGCTGAGGTATGTTCATTTGCACAGGGGGTACAACACCGATGTTATCAAAAGACTCTGGTGTATACTGTTGGTTAAATGCTGTGTCTACTGGCATTAGCTTAGATGGGTCCATATTTTGCTGGAATGCTAATTCCTGAGAGGTCTCTTGTAGCGGAATAAACTGCTGAGGTGCCATAGGTATCTGAACCTGAGGGATCTGCTGTTGTGTCATTTGAGGAACTTGGAATCTATTTACATCTTCCGCATCCATATCATCCACTAGGCCCCTAAGGAGCTTTGATAAATCTGTTATATTAGACATATTAGTCTCCTTTAAATAAACCTACGAGGACCACCGCCACCAGATTGCTTCATTCGTTGTTGACGATTCAAAGCTGCTCTTTGGTACGGACTAACTTGTTCTTGTCCTGAACCTTTAAGTGCAAGGCTTGGGCCTTGTTGTATTTGTGCTTGCGGCTGTGGTTTCATCAAGCCAATTGCACCTTGAGCTGCTATGGTTTTAGCAGTGTCACTTGTCAAGGCTTCTTTGCCTTTAGCCATAGCAGCATTAGTCATAGCACCTACCTTACTAGCACCTATTTTACTACCCATAGTACCTGTGTGTGCAATACCAGTGGAAGTGTTTATAGCTGCTCCGGGTAGTACTGATTGAATACCTACTGGTGCTGCCATAGAAGATGCTGCTGGCGCTGCCAGTGCTGTAGGTGCTGCCAGTGCTGTAGGTGCAGCCCCCATGCCTGCTACGCCTGCGCCTGATATACCTGTTGTCATTACGGGAGCTACTGCTCCTGTTGCTGCTCCTGCTGTACCAGCTCCTACTGCTCCTGCTGTACCAGCTCCAGCTCCTGCTGCACCACCTATACCCATCATCGGTGCTGCTATTGGCGCTAGTAGTCCAGCACCTAGGCCCATAAGAGCTCCTTTCTTTCTATCTTCTGGGTTAGCCAAAGCACCTAATGCTGCCCCACCTAACGCTAATGTTGCCATAGTTGCAAAACTCATACGTCTACTCCTAGTAATTTGTAGTTTGGCTCTTCGAGGCCAATAGAAGAATACGAGGGAGCTGTTACTTCCTCTTCTAGTTTGTCTAGGTTTTCTTCACTTTTAATTGTTGTTATGTGTACGTTAAGAATAACCGAATCTTCTAACGCATAAAATGCTCTTTTAGAACCTGCAGGTGCAGCCCAAGTACTAGGGGCTGTTATTATCTTGCGACCTTTTTCAGAAACAACAGACATACTTCCTTTAATTAATGTTATAATATGGGGGTGCCTATGTAATGCACCTGTAATAACCATACCCTTAGGTACACTTAACTCTCTTCCATATAAACATAAATCGTTAAAGTCTTTTATAGGGTCTGTAAAGTAATGATTAAGACCTGTTTGATCCATGTTATCTTCAACTTCTCCAGACTCTATTGAATCTTTAATAGCTTCTTCTAAATAAGATACACTTGCTTTTAGTTTTAAATCTGTTGTCATAGGATTACTTAGGTCCTTAGGAGGTTTACTTACCCCCTCCTGATTGTTTAGTTATACTACCGAAGTCAATACCACTAAGCATGCTAGATGCATCTCGTAGGTTTTGTCTCGGTGCATCCTGCTCAAATTCAAATCGTTCTCTATCAGCATCAATATCTGCTTGACCGTAACCTTCATAACCAGCACCAACATCACGTAGGATTTGACTACCTTTAAGAGATGCGTCTTGCAAGCTACCTAGCTGTCTAAACATATCACCCTGATAGGCCCTGTTAGAGTCTACCATTCCTTGAAGAGCCTTAGTTCTTGTATCACCTACAGAAGATGCTAGCTCGCCTGCAGCTGAAGACTTAAGTAAAGCAGCACGGTCACCACCAAAGGCACCTGCATTAACCGCAGCAGTATTAAGTCCAGGGATTGTCTCTTCGTTAAATTGTTTCATCAGAGGGTTAGTCAAGGCATCCAAGTACTCTCCGGTTCGTGGATCATTCATCGGATCGTAAGCCATTGCATCTTGGAACCTGTCAGCAGCTGTGCCAGCTAAGGCACCAGCAGAACCCGCAGCCCCACGTTGAGCCTCTAGTCCTTGGACAGAAGCAGCGTCACGTTCAGCTAGTGTACTACCTCCATAGAAGTTTTGGGGCCCAAAGCCTTCCATCTGATTTGCATAGCCTAGTTGTTTTTCAAGTATTCGTCTTTGTTCTGGAGAAGGTCCAGTAGTAGAAGTACCACCACCACCCTTATAGTTAATCATATAGTTATCAGTAATCGCCCCAACTTCTGCGTCATACTCATTAAACTGTTTAGATCTTTTTCCTTTAAGTTTCATTAGTTGATCCTTTATTTATTGTTGGTTCCCTCAGAGACTTACCTAATACGGTGTATCTATCTGAGTACCCATGTTTCTTTAAGGCTCTTAGCCAACCCTTTCGACCTATCACTTGCATGTCGTCACAGTCATTAAAGATTGCCCATCGTTCTATGTATTCGACTTCACCTAAAGCTTCCGCTACGCCTTCTCCTGATTCACCACCAAGGTAGGTTATTTCACAAGTACGTTTTAGCGGGTAGTCTATGACTTGGGTGACAACAGTAGCAACAAACTTTTCGCCTATAGTCCCTAGCCATATTTGTTTACTACCCGATACAAGCTCTTCGATTACGTGTTCTACTTTACGCTCTCCATATCCGAATCTTAAGGCAGACTCGATGTGCTTTAGGGTTAGTGCAGGCATATCTTTAAAGTGTTCTTGTGTCCACATGCAAAGCATATAGTCCTCCAGTTGTTACGGTTTAGTTGGAAACGAGACCTGAGACAACGCAGTTGCATCTACTAAGTTAGCAGGTAGATCCCTTAAGGCTTGTCTATATATAGCCCACTCTGTTTTCTTCTCATCAGACAAAGGGCTATCAGGCATCTGAGTCCAATCGCTCATCATAAGGTAGGACTCTCTCATCCCTCGTACAGCTCTGTCTAAGGTAGCTTTAGCTTCTGAGGGACTAGTGGTACCCTCAAGGAAGACACCGCCTATAAAGTACTTATGAGAGGCCTCAGGGGTACCTACGGTATAGCTCTCAGTACCTGAGTGATTATACTCAATGTTTTCTTCGTTACAAATTAAAGTCTTTTTAATAAGACCTGTATCCGTATCATATACAACGTAGTTAGTACTCATTTCTTAGTCTCCAATATATCTAACGTAGCATCAATAGCGTTAACACCCCAAGCAGTTCCGCTTTCTAATACTTTAAAAATCAAAGAAGTTTCTATTCGAGTAGTCCCTGAAGGAGGGGTAGACAAGAAATCAATAATGTGAGCATTAGTGTTACGATGAGTCGCTGTTACATTAGAGTTAACTTCTTGGTTAGTCGATAGTAATGTGGTTACATTGTAGTACTTAACCTGAACTGTCACATCAAGCTTACAAAAGATATTAAACATAGAAACCGAGTTGTTATTATAGGCAGGTTGAAACCAAAGTTTACCTCTAATCCTAGTAGGTGCCCCGGAGTTATTTACATTCAACGTTACAGGCATAATTTCAGTGTTATCATCCTCTTCATAGTAAGTATTAATAGCCGTCTTAGCAGAAGAAGGTACAGTAACAGCTTGACCTGCAATAGTTAAAGTATCTACAGATCCATTCTTAATGTAAGCGGTATCCATGTACACACCTGCAGGAACTGACTCACCCCCTACAGTAGTTGGGGTAGTAGTAACAACAAAAGGATTAGGTGTTGCTAGCTCATCCCAAACGTAACCACCTTGAGAAGCACCTAAAGCCCTAAAATACTTTTTGGTTATAGTCGCCCAGTATATCTGACCTAAAGACCCTACTGTGCTGCTAGTGGGGCTGTACGGCCCTGTAAGATCAGGGCTAGGTGCTAGGTAAAACCTATCAGCTGCTATGGCAAACTCAGAGCCAGTAGTAGCATCATTGTATAAACCAAAGCCAGCTACCTTACCAGCCACATCAGTCTTAACTGTAAACTGAGATGTGAGTCCGTCTATAGTAGTAGCTTGAGTTTCTATGCTAGCTGAGTTTTCACCTACTGTTGTGTTTAAGGTTTGGACAGCGGTTACTGTGCTCCCTAAAGTATCACCATTAGTTGTAACTGTAGTTTCTAAGGTATCTAAAGCTGAAGCAGTAACATTTACACCGGTAGCAGGGTCATTAACTGTAGACTCTAAAGCAGTAATTTTAGTAGCTGAAGCATTAACCCCATCATCCTCGTCGTTAACTGTAGTTTCTATAAGACCTAAAGCAGTAGAAGTAGCCTCTACACCTGTATTTTCGTTATTAACTTTAGATTCTAAAGCAGTAATCTTATTAGCTGAAGCAGTAACTCCAGATACTTCGTGGTTAACTAATAACTCTACAGTATCTAAAGCGCTAGATACAACATTAAAGCCTGTAGTAGGACTGTCTATCGTAGCTTCTAGAGAATTAAGTCTATTAGCTGACACTTGGTTACCAATCTCATTACTAGTGACTACAAGTTCTACAGCGTCAATAGCATCAGCGTTAGCTTGTAAACCTGTTGCAGGGTCAGTTACTGAACTTTGCAGATTACTAATCTTAGTAGTGTGGGCGTTAACACCATCCTCATTATCATTAACTAACAACTCTACGGTATCTAAAGCACTAGCTACAACATTAAAGCCTGTAGTAGGACTGTCTATCGTAGCTTCTAAAGCAGTAATCTTATTAGCTGAAGCAGTAACTCCAGATACTTCGTGGTTAACTAATAACTCTACGGTATCTAAAGCTTCTGAAGTAGCTGTAACCCCTGTAGCAGGATGGTTAACTTTAGTTTCTAAAGCAGTGATCTTACTAGCTGAAGCAGTGACTCCAGATACTTCGTGGTTAACTAATAACTCTACAACATCTAAGGCATCTGAAGTAGCTGTAACCCCTGTAGTAGGATGGTTAACTTTAGTTTCTAAAGCAGTAATTTTAGTAGCTGAAGCAGTAACTCCATCATCATTGTCAGTAACTAATAACTCTACAGCATCTAAAGCGGAAGAAACAGCAGTAAAGCCTGTAGTGGGGTGATTTATTGTGGCTTCTAAAGCAGTAATCTTACCAGCTGAAGCAGTAACTCCAGTTCCATCAGCATTAACTTTAGTTTCTATAAGATCTAAGGCATCTGAAGTAGCAATAACTCCTGTAGTTTCGTTATTAACTGTAGATTCTAGAGCAGTAATCTTATCAGCTGAAGCAGTAACTCCAGTTCCATCAGCATTAACTTTAGTTTCTATAAGATCTAAAGCTTCTGAAGTAGCTGTAACCCCTGTAGCAGGATGGTTAACTTTAGTTTCTAAAGCAGTAATTTTAGTAGCTGAAGCATTAACACCGTCTGTCCCATGGTTAACTAATAGCTTTACAACATCTAAGGCATCCGAGGTAGCTTCAACCCCCGTAGTTTCATCATTAACTGTAGCGTTAAGGGCGGTAATTGCCTGAGCTGCAGCAGAAGAACTACCAGCAGTTACTGTATTTATGGCAGTAATATCTGCAGAGTTGTCTGCTACCAAAGCACCTAAGCTAGAGTAGTCACCTAACACATCCCAAAAAGAAGTGTTCGTAGGTAAATTACCCGTAGTAGCTGCAGTCGCAATGTAAAGTTTATCAAGGTAAACAACTTGATCGTTAATAGCGTAGGCAGTTGTGTTGTTATAGTCAGGGACAGCAAGCAGGTCATCTATCTGGTCTTGTAGTGAAAGAGCAGAAGAAGCAATTGCAGCAGTTCTTGCAGTAGCTTCAGCTGCTAGTTGAGCTGCAGTTACTTTAGCGTTAGCTACAGTTTCTGTTGCGGTTAACCTTGAAAGCACAGCATCCCCTGAGTAACCTTCAGTGTAACCAGTGAAATCTATAAGGTCACTAATGTTTCCATTACTAGTATTTAAGTTTGTAGTAAGAGTACTTAGATTACTAGTCAATGTCGGGATAGTAGCAATCGGAGTAGATAGACTACTAGCTAACTCACTGTCGGTTATAGCACCATTTAGTGTAGTAAGAAGTTCTCCTGCTGATGCTGACTGACTATCTACATATTGTTTAATAGACTGTTGGGTCGCTAAGGCTGTGTTAGAGTTAGATGCCATATTGTCTTCATCTAGTATACGTGTCACGGTAGTACCAGTAGTTCCCTTAAGACCACCAAACTGTATTGTAGTTTCTACTTTAACACCACCACCCATAACAGTCTCTAAGCATTTAATACCCCCAAAGTTTAACTCAGCGGATCCACTAGAGTTTGCTATAATAATTGGAGAGCTATAGGGCCCTCCCATTCTTATCTTAGCAGACCCCCATAATACAAGGTCTCCGGCACCCGTTTCAGAAACATAGCTGTTATAGCCATCATGGTATATCTTAAGGATATCATTGTATGTGCTCTTAGAACCTACGCCAAAGTTAATATCATCACCGGTACTAACATTGATATCACTTCCACCAGTAGAGTTACCTTTAGCTAAATCCTCTGCAAGGGTCGTAGGGGAACCACCAGCTTCTATCTTATTAACTTTATTATCTATTTTATCTAACTCACGTTGAGTAGACCTTGCATCGTATTTAATTGGTAACATTATCTAAACCCTCTTATCCTTCCTTTAATAACAATGTTAGAGATTTCCCAAGTGTCCGAATCTCCAGAAGAGCTTACCTTCATAAAAAGGTACCTGCCTGAAGTACGAACAGGGTACTCTTTGTACTCTGAGTTTACATAAAAAGAATCAGCAGGGTTAAACGTAGGCTCATCATCAATGTTATTTGCCCAACCAATCTGAACTAAAGGATCACCTGACCCGATCTTACCTACCCTAACACTTGTAATCTCTTTAATAGAGTAAGGGTCGTCTAAGTCATGAGCTTTGGTCAAAGCGCTAGTTGTATGTGCAGATGCAGACTCGTCTTCAAGATAGATAGAGGAACTACTACTAGCTGTAATAACGTGAGGAAATACTCCACTCTCCAGAGCTGCAGAAACGTTAGAAGTTTTCTTACTAAAAACACCTGTTGAGTAATTGTAAGTAATCTCTACATTAGGTTTTGTATCATTTAAGGGTAAAGACCAAATAACTTCATTGTTCTTTTTATTGTGGTATGCACAAACTTGTGGGTATTCAGACTCTGAAATATTAGCTAAGATGTAGCGGTTAATACCTTCCCCATCTCCAATACGGGTAACGCTGTTACCATCTGTCATAAACAAACCTCTTCGTGACAAACCGTAGTTAACCCTGTCTACTGATACTACTGACCTAGCGGACACTGCTCCGACCCCTGAGGTCATAGCGGTTTGATACCCAAAGTAAAAGGGAGACCCGAGGTAGCTAAGGATAAACATCTGATCATCTGTGTAGATAGCCTTATTCTCACCTAAAGGTACAATGCATTTAAGGGGAGACGATGCTTCTCGTAACGTAAGACTACCAGCAGCGTTATCGGCAGCAGGTGCCCAATCATCTGGATCGTCCTCTGCAGACCAAGCTACATCATAAGGATGCTCTGTGGTAGCTTTGTCGTAGTTGACAGCTAGTATGTGTGGGCCTGACTTATCAATAGCTCTTACCCTAGTAAAAGGGCAGTTTGTAATCTGTGTTGTGATTTGAAGATTAGCACCAGATCCGCCAGAAGCCGAAAGGGTTTGGTTGGCTGTGTAAGTAGTTCCAAAGTTTGTAACTTGTAGTTGAGTAACTACTCCGCTGTTTACACCTGTAACCTTTGCAGTAAGACCTCCGGTAAAGGTAACAATATTGTTGAGTGCGTAAGAAGACCCACCGCTGGTTATAGTAACACCTGTGGCTTTGTTCAAAGACATTTCAGCAAAGTTCTCATTGTTCTTTTTAATCTTAATAGGACCTGCGTTATCAGCAGCTAGCACCCAAGTACCAAAGTTAGTAAAGGACCAAGCAGATGCCTCAATTACCCCATCATCCCATACAGAACCACCAGCGTCCCAAACAGTAGACCCGGAGTCCCAAGTAGAAGCTCCAGCTTTTTCTACTAAGTTATAACCGGAGCCTACTATCTCACCGTCAACTTCAGGTGAGTCTTGTTTGTAACGGTACAGCTTAGTTAAATCACCCGCATAGATTACCTTAGTGCCGTACTCTTGTATTGAAGTAAGGCCACGTATAGGCTTGTAGACCCCCACAGAGTTTAAGGGTCTAAGTAAAAAACTATGACCGGGTTTACGCCTAACACCAGTCTCTGTAAATTGGAGTCCGTCAACGTCAGCCCAGAAGGGGATGCTTCCATCAAATTTATTTGTTTGCCATCCAGAAAGAATCAGTGGCGTTAAGTCAGCCGGAAAGAAACCTCTCGGTGCTCTTGGTGAAGTTGACATATGTTTCTCCTATTATGCTGTACGTGTCCAGATTGCAATAGCAATGTATGGCATACGGTTATCAAAAGATTGACCACCACCTGTAGGCGCTGACTCAAACTGAGGGCTTCCTACGACACTTGCGCTAGAGCCTTCTGGTTGACTACCACTAGATGATCTGTTTTCACGAACCTCTATTGTAGTTGTGTGCGTGTGTGCCGGTATTTGGTCAACTGTTAGGGTTTGACTTTCAGAACCGTGAGAGTCTACCCCTAAAGCGTACTCAGGGTCAGCTACAGTAGTCTTAAGACCAACAAGAGCTTTACCGGACGCATACCGTTCCCATGTGCCACCAAATATAGAAGCGGGGGTAACAGATGTAGTAGTTAAGTATAAAGCCCCTACTGGGTATGCGGCAAGGCCTGAAACGGCTGCAGCAGTCGTATTAAGAGTTGTACTTCCAAAGAAGCTTGTAGTTGTGCTGCCTGTAATAGCACCTGTTAAGTTTATAGTTTTATTAGTAGAAAAGTAACCTGATTGTACAGGGTAGGGGTTAAGTAACTCCCAAGAAGAGTTTACAGCATTCCACATTAACTCGTGGTAAGCCCCTACTTTAATCATGCCTTGTGCTAAAGCCACATTACCAAAAACTGTAATAGGGCTTATACCGGTACTGTTAATGTTTATTGTAGAACCGCTTGGTCCATTAGCAACATGAAACAATACGGTGACTCTTTCACCTGCAGTCTTAGTTGCGGCTGGAGAAAAGGCAGCTACATACGCTGTCCCAGTTCCGGAGGATGTTGCAAAGTCTTTAGAGGTCTTACGGTAATCGTTGATACCATTATTAGCTTTTACAAAGTTTTCCCTTACAGACGCTGTAGTAGGGTTACCCTCTTCGGGTTTATTTACGTCAATACCAATAGGCATTATATCTCTCCTGTATTATTATTTATCTCGTTGAACGCCTTTGGCTTTCTCAACGGTCCTCATGGCACCTAGGCCAAGCATACCTAATAGCACAGGCATCATCTCTGATAGAGCTATAAGGGGTATAGTGATTGTAGAATTGGATAAAGCAAGCGCAAAGTTTGCCATCGGTATGACCAAGAAGTTACTTGCCATTCCCAAGCAACATACCCAACCCACAGCTGGCCTCCAACCTGCGACGAATAAACTTTTGTGTTCCGCTTCTTTCTTATTAACTTCAATCTGAGCTTTAGAAAGTACCTGCGCATGCTCTTGAGCCATGGTTGCAATCTTGTGGGCAATGGCATTCTTCTTGTCTTTGTCCTCTATAAATTTATCCAGTAGCCCTGTAACAGGCCCTATAAGTTGTGCTAGCATCAGTCCTCTCCTTTTTGTTTAAACGTTACTTAGCTTGCAAAGGGCCTTTAAGTTTCTCTAGCTTTTCTTTTTCTTTCTTTTCAGCAGGAGAAAGATTAAGGTTTTGCATTTGAACATCTTTAGCACGTTTAATCTTCTTCTTCTTTTTCTTAGCTGCATGGTATTCTTTTAATCCAGCTTCGTCATACTCGTATTCCTTGCCTTTGTACATTGGCATTGTTATTCTCCTATTTACTTAGTGGACCCTTACGGTACTTAGCTGTCTTCTTAGCAATCTTATCTGGTTGCTTAGAGAACTGCTTACCTTTCTTAGTGTCTTCTCGTTTCTTTTTGCTGGTAGCTGCATACTCTTTACTAGACAAAGAATCCCTAGCTGCCTTGGGTAAGTATCGTTCACCGGTAGCCTTAGGGCCCCTTGTGCTATTCTTACCAGACTTAGTGCCCCACTTTTCTTTAGTCCACTTAGTCAAAGACTTCTGCTCTTTAGATTTACTGCCTGAGTAGCCACCACCCATTTCTTTGTAATACTTACCAGCTAACTGCATAGCACGGGCTGAATGCTTACCACCCATTTTACGTTTAGCCTTTGCTTTAGCTTTAGCCCATAACTTTGGATGAGTCCTAGCCATTACCACTTCACCTTGTTAGCCCAGTAAGCTGCTGACAAAGGCCCCTTAGCAATGTTTTTACCATGACGAGCCTTAAAGCTTTTACGCTTAGCTTTCATCTTTGCTCCTTCACCTGACTTAGGCTTACCTGCAGTAGATGCGCCTTGCTCTCCAAAGCGAATTGTTTTAATTGTGTCACCTGACTTAGCCACAACTACGTGTGACTTCTTAGGGTGACTAGGGGTTCTCTTAGGCTTATTAAACCCAGAGACCCCTGCCCTCTCTAATCGAGGATCTTTTTTACTAGCCATTTTATTCTCCTACAATAAGTACTTAACGCCCATACTTACAAACCCAGCTAGCGTAACCCACATAACCCTCTCAACCCAAAGGTTGGAGGCTATGCTGAGTTCTAGTTTTCGAATACGAGCTTCATGGTCATCCATGCGGCTTCGTGTTTCTAAGTACTTAGCTTCGAGTACTGATAGGGTCTTTAAGCTTTGTGCTATATCTTTAAGTGCAGATCTAACATCCTTCATGTCTTCTGACATGTTTTCTTGTTGGACCTTTAGGGTTGTCATTAAAGCTGTAGTATCGCCATCCATGGATTAACCCCCTTAGTCTTCGAATAAATTGTTATAAGAAATAAAAGCAGACACTACCTCATCAGTGTGTACTACTGAGCAAATAGCTTGCACTTCAGTTGACTCACCGCTATAGTCGTCACCCGCTGAAATTACTTTGCGGCTGTAGGCTGAAGAGATTTCAACGCCATCATCAGTGATTGCTGTCTTGGTGCGTACCTGTACGGCCTTAAACTCGCCAACAATTTCAATCTTATCTTCTGTAATTACTTTTTCTAATGCCATTATATATATTCC